AAAAAGCCAACAAATTTTTATGAACAAGCTCAACAGGGCTTTGAAATGTCTACGACTACAGAAGATACACAAACATTATACACACCACAAGGTATGACTAGCAAGGTTGAACCTAATTTTTTTCAAACTATGCAGGCAAAAGCTAGTAGTAAACCAATTAGACCAATGATGCCAGAGGAATTACCTGAATTAGAAGAGGATATTCCTGAAAACTTGCAAATGCAACCTGCAAGACCAGGTGGTAATGCTAAAAACGTAGATGAAAATGAAACAGACGAAGATACTTTTATCGGATAAAGTAAAAACTCTCCCATTTGGAGAGATAATGGAATTAATAAATGCAAGACATGGATTCTTCTATAACGAAAACTCAAAAAAGAAACTTAACAGATATGCAGGAAAAGTTTCTAGACGTATTGTTCGCAGAAGCGAGAGGAAACCCGAGAGAAGCAGCAAGATTGGCTGGCTATTCGGAAAATAGTTATAGTAAAGTTATACGTAATTTAAAAAAAGAGATTACAGAATTAGCGGAGAACCATTTATCAACGCACTCTGCTCAAGCAGCTAATAGGTTAATCGCCTTACTAGATGAAGACGGCACTACTCCACAGGCAAGTATTCGTCTAGCAGCTGCTAATTCAATTTTAGATAGAGTTGGTCTTGTTAAAAAAGATCAATTAGATATTAACATGAAAGCTCTACACGGTATATTTATATTACCAGCAAAAGATGGAACCGATAAAAATAAAAAAGAGAGCTAAGACAGTTCCATTTGGTTTTAAAGAATCTAGTACACCTGGATACTTAGAACCAGTAAGAGAAGAATTAGATGCTCTTAATCAAGCAAAAGATTATTTAAAAAATTGTTCATTAAGAGAAACAGCATCTTGGCTAAGTAGAAAAACAGGAAGATACATATCACATGTCGGACTTAAAAAACGAGTTGAAAGAAGTGGAGCCTCCGAAGCCCAAGAAAGTAATTCAAAAGAAAGCCAAGAAGTCAACACAACAGATTCTAGCTCGCAGTCGTAAGAAAGTTGCAAAGGCAGAACAATCTTTAAGATCTGCCAAACGGTCAGCAGAAAATATTAAAACAAAACTGTTAACTATAGATAAATCTCTACAGGGTAAAGAGACTCAACTAATTACGGAAGATCAAATCGAGAGTGCTCCTAAGACAGTACAAGAGCACATAAATCAGCAAGAGGTTATCTTTAAACCTAACTCAGGTCCACAGACACAATTTCTTGCAGCTTCTGAAAGAGAAGTTTTTTATGGTGGAGCAAGAGGTGGTGGTAAATCCTATGCGATGCTAGTAGACCCACTTCGATACTGTTCCAAAGCTCATCATCGAGCACTCCTAATAAGGCGGACAATGCCAGAGTTAAGAGACTTAATTCAAAAGTCTCAGTTATTATACTCGAAAGCATATCCAGGAGCAAAATGGAGAGAGCAAGAAAAAGAGTGGCGATTCCCATCGGGAGCAAAGATAGAGTTCGGTTACGCAGAAAACATGACGGACGTTTTACGTTACCAAGGTCAATCCTACACATGGATAGGAATAGACGAACTTCCACAATATCATTCGCCAGATATATATAATTTTTTAAGATCATCACTTAGAAGTGTAGATCCTGATATTCCTGTGTTTATGAGATCCACAGGTAATCCAGGTAACGTTGGTTCACAATGGGTACGAGAAATGTTTGTAGAACCAGGAGAACCTAACACAGCTTTTGATGTAGGAATAGATACACCTAATGGTAAAAAATACATTAGTCGTAGATTTATTCCAGCTAAGTTACAAGACAATCCCTATCTAATGCAAACTGATGATTATTATATCATGCTTGCATCATTACCCGAAGTACAAAGAAAACAATTTTTAGACGGAGATTGGGACGCATATGAAGATTCAGCATTTCCAGAATTTAACAAGACAACTCACGTTGTCGAACCTTTTGAAATACCTAGGAGTTGGTATAAATTTCGTGCTGCTGATTGGGGTTATTCTTCTCCTGCTTGTGTGCTTTGGTTTGCTGTGGATTATGATAACAATCTCTGGATCTATAGAGAATTGTATACCAAGAAGGTTACAGCAGATCAGTTCGCTAGACAAGTACTTACTTTAGAAAATGGTGAGTATATAAACTATGGTATACTTGATGTTAGTACATGGGCTAAAAGAGGTGATGTTGGTCCAAGTATTGCAGAGACTATGATACAAAATGGTTGTAGATGGAGACCATCAGATAGATCACCTAAGAGTAGAATTAATGGTAAGTTAGAAATTCATAAAAGATTAACTGTAGTTGATAAACAACCAGGTATAAGAATTTTTAAAAATTGTAAGAATTTAATTAGAACTTTAGGAATGTTACCAACAGACGATAAGAATCCTGAAGATGTAGATACAAATGCAGAAGATCATGCATACGATGCATTAAGATATGGATGTATGAGTAGACCTACACATCCTAAATATGCAGCAAGATTTAGAAGACCCTCTGAAGATTTTATTCCACAAGATACAAAGTTTGGATATTAATGATAATAAAAAGAAAAATACCAGAGGTAAATAAAAAAAATTTTCCCTATCCTTTAGTTCGGATTTATTGGGAGGACATTATTGGAGAAACTACTTGGTCTGATATAGTAGATATAAAAAAATCTAAAACAGCAATATGTTGTAGCGTTGGATGGTTGGTAAATCAAAACGCAGTAACAACTGTTGTTATGGCAGATTTTAGTTTTGAAGATAACAGCGACATAAAGCAAGGTGGTAACTATACAACCATACCAACTAAAAATGTTTTAACAATAAAAAAGATTAAAATATAGGAGACAATATGGAAAGTAAATTTGATCCAAAAGCTAAAGTTAAACAAGGTCAGCTTAGTGACGGTCCTGAAGGCAAACAGCCTAATAGGGAACACACTAATATTGATTTTTCTCAACACACACACAGAAAGCAAGAACCATTTGCATACGATGTAGATGTACCTAGCAAACCTGGTGCTGAGCATGTACAACAGTCTTTGTTTAAAATGGCTGATGAAAAAGATTATTAATAATAACTAGGAGAAAATAACATGATGAAAAGATATATGCATGGAGAACTTGCACCTGATACACCAAAAGCTCCAAAAGAGCCTATGGCAATAGACCCTAATTCAAAAGTGAATCAAGGAGCTACATCTGGTGATGGTAATGATAAGAAAGGTAAATCAAAATCAAAAGTAGATCCAGCAATTTTTAGAATGGCTGAAGAAAGAGATTACTAGTTTAAATGGAAGAAGATAAAAATAAAACAACTGATCCAATCAGTGAATCATCTCCTATTGTAGGTCATATAAGACAAAAATTTTATCAAGCTGAAACATCTAGACTCTATGATGAGAAAAGATGGTTAAAGGCTTATAGAAACTACAGAGGATTATATGGTCCTGAAATGGCTTTTCGTCAAAATGAAAAGTCTAAAGTTTTTGTTAAAATAACAAAGACTAAAGTGCTAGCTGCATTTGGTCAAATTATTGAAGTTTTATTTTCAGGTGGTAAATTTCCATTAGGAATAACACCAACTCAAGTTCCAGAAGATATATCTCAATACGCACATTTAAAACCACAACAACCACAAGCACCACAACAACCTCAAGATCCATATGGATTTAAAGGTGATGGTAGACAAATACCAGCAGGTGCAACTGCAGATATGCTAATGCAAAATTTAGCACAAGAATATAATAATTTAGGTTTTGATGAAGGTCCTGCAAATGCTGGTGAACCTCAAATAGAACCAGCAGGTATTGGTGCAAAAAATTTAGAAAAATTAATACACGATCAATTAGAAGAATCTGAAGCAATAACGACTATGCGGCATGTATTTTTTGAAATGTGTTTATTAGGAACAGGTATTTTAAAAGGACCATTTAGTTTTGATCATGAATATCATTCTTTTGAAGAGCAAGATGATAAATCAATATACATGAAAAAAATTAAAACAGTTCCAAAAATAGAAGCAGTATCATGTTGGAATTTTTATTCAGATCCAAATGCTACAAATATTAATGATTGTGATTATGTTATTCAAAGACATTCATTAAATAGACAACAGTTTTCAGATTTAAGAAAAATGCCTTTCTTTGATGAGCAAGCAATTGATCATTGTTTAGAAGAAGGACCTAACTATCAAGTTAGAGGATATGAATCTTCTTTGTATGATAGAGAAACTGTAGAAAATATTTATAAAAATAGATTTGAAGTTTTAGAATATTGGGGTATAGTAGATAAAGATTTAGCTTATCAATGTGGAATTGAAAGTGATAAAGAAGTAATTAGTGTTAACGCTTGGATATGTGGTGGTAAAGTTTTAAGAATGGTAGAAAATCCATTTACACCTACAAGAATACCTTTTATGGTATGTCCATATGAATTAAATCCTTATCAATTTTTTGGTGTTGGAGTTCCAGAAAATATGGAAGACTCACAACAAATTATGAATGGTCATGCAAGAATGGCTATTGATAATTTAGCTTTATCAGGTAATTTAGTATTTGATGTTGATGAAACACAATTAGTACCTGGTCAAGATATGAAAATTTTTCCTGGTAAAATATTTAGAAGACAAAGTGGTCAACCAGGAACATCTATCAATGCAATTAAATTTCCTAATAGTACACAGGAGAATATGATGATGTTTGATAGATTTAGACAATTAGCAGATGAAGCTACTGGTATACCATCGTATTCACATGGTACAACAGGAGTACAATCAACTACAAGAACTGCAGCTGGTATGTCCATGCTAATGGGTGCTGCAGCATTAAGTATTAAAACAGTTATTAAAAATATTGATGACTATTTAATTAAACCCCTAGGTGATAGTTTCTTTCATTGGAATATGCAATTCAATGCAGACATGCCACACATTAAAGGTGACCTTGAAATTAAAGCAAGAGGTACATCATCATTAATGCAGAAAGAAGTTAGATCACAAAGATTAATGACATTTATGCAAACAGCATCTAACCCAGCGTTAGCACCGTTTGTTAAATGGCATACATGTTTAAAAGAAATAGCAAAAGCATTAGATATTGATCCTGATCAATTAATAAATGATCCAGAGAAAGCAGCTATCTATGCACAAATAATGGGGATGGCAAATGGAAATCAAAGTAATACAGCCCCTGCTGGAGAACAAGACCCTATGGCGACAGTTGGAAAAGTACCTGCTGGAGCTTCAGTCTCAGATCCAACAGGAAATGGAGGTGGCAACATCGGAATCGGCAATATACCGATGCCAGGGGAAGCTGGTTTTGCTTCGCCAAATACTAAACCTACCAACGGCAAACAAACGTCATAAAGAGGGTGATTAATGGCAATACAGTATTCTTTAAGCTACGATGCTGATGGTAATCCATCACTAGTTAAAAATACTGTAAAAGGTTCAACACCTGTAATTAAAAGTAATTTTAATATTGGTGCTTATGAACCAGCAAGAACTGTTTCAACAGATTATGAATTTACTTCATCATCAGATCCTTATAGTGAAGAATCACAATTACAAATTTTAAAAACTTATATTGCTGAAAATGATTCTGATCCAAATACATTTAGTGGAGATCCAAGAAATAGAGATAGATTAACTGCAATGGATAAAGATAAAATGTCTAGGTTAAAACAATTTACAGGAAAACAATCTGCGATTGATTACGAAAAATATGCAACAAGAAGTGCAATAGCAGGTGATCTAAGAAGTAAAACAAATTTACTTGGGTTATTAACTAGTAATCCAATGACTGCAATATTAGGAACAGGTGCTAAACTTGTTGAAAATTATTCTGATAGACAAATAAGTAAGTTAATGGATAATGCATATGCAAGTCAAGAGTATCAGGATTACATGAAAAATTTAGATTATGAGTATGATGCATACCAAGATTATGATGTATATAATGATTACAGAGGTGGACCTAATTACAGAGATGAGAAAGGATATTTAGATGTTAGATCTGGTACAGTATTTGATGCAGAAGATGAAGAAACTAACTTTACTTCAACACCTGTAGATCAAGGAGTACAAGTAGGAGATAATTATTCAAGTAATGATACATCAAGTACAACACAAAGTGATAGAGATACAGCAGGAGATGCTCCAGGTTATTCAGGACCATCACCATTTTAATAGGTAAATTATGGCAGTAGATTATAAAGGACAACCCTTAACACAACAAACAGCGTTTACAACAACAGGTATAATGAATAAAAAACCTGCTGTTCTTAAACCATTAAAAATGCCTACAGAAAAAGCTGTAGAACAAAAAGTTACTCCACAAAGAGTAGACCAACCAAAAGTTAATTTAGAAAATTTGAAAGATGATGATAAACGAATCTTAAACATTCATTTAACACCATCTTTTAAAAATGTTCTTAGTAAAGTATTTGGACAGGATATATTCCCACAATTTGGAATAGGTGAAAACACCGTTAGTATCCCTCGAAGTATTATTATTGAGAGATTTGGATCTATGTCAAGTTTTAGACAGATGGTTCAAAAAGATGGAAAAAGCAACAACGTGCCACCTAGTCAAGGTATAATGACTAGCCCACAAACTACATAAGTTTTAAGCTACCCTTATCCATAAGGCACTTAACCTAAGAGGTAAAAATAATGGAAGAAGAAAAAAAAGTTTCTGAAGAAACTAAAGTTAAAATGCCAGAAGCAAATCCTTATAGCAAAATCAAGAATACTGACGATGCTGAAACAGAGGCTTTTGCTAAAGGTGAGTTAACAAAGTTTCATAGGGAACAAAGAGAAAAGGAAGCAGAAGCAGCAACCGAACAGAAGGACACCGATGCATCTGAAGAGACTGCAGAAAAATCAGAAACACAGGCTACTCCTATCGCTGAACGCCCTGCAAAAGCTGAAGATCGTGTTTTTAAGAAACGTTATGACGATCTTAAAAAACACTATGATTCTACAATTAATAAACACAAGGACGAAGTTGGATCTTTGCGTTCTCAATTAGAATCAAGTACTAAACAATTTGTGCCACCTAAATCAAAAGATGAATTAGAGGCATGGAGAAAAGAGTACCCCGATGTTTATGATATGGTTGAGACTATAGCTATGAACAAAGCTACTACTCGAACTGCAGAACTTGAAGATAAATATAAAAATCTTCAACTCCAGCAAGAACAAATTGCAAAAGAAAAAGCAGAAGTAGAACTTTTAAAATTGCATCCTGACTTTAGTGATATTCGTTCAAAAGATGAGTTTCATAATTGGGCTGCAAATCAAGATCCTACTATTCAAGGTTGGTTGTATGAAAATACATCTAATGCTAGATTAGCTGCTAGAGCAATTGATTTATATAAAATGGATCAAGGCATTAGCCAGTTAACTAAAAAAGAAGAAAAGGATATTAAAAAAGAAGCTGCTAAAGCAATTTCTAAAACTAAAAAAAGTACTGAGTCCGATATTCCTAAAAAGAAAATTTGGACAACTAGTGAGATTTCTAAATTGAAAACTCATGAATTTGAGAAGCACGAGAAAGACATTGACCTTGCACGTTTAGAAGGTAGGATTGAACAACGTTAACAATCTAACTAAACAATAAAGGAGAAGCATTATGGCTTTTACAAATGCTACTGGATATAATAACCTTTCACAAGGTAATTTTACTCCACAGATCTTTAGTCAGAAAGTTCAAAAATTCTTCAGAAGAGCATCAGTGGTAGAAGATATAACTAACACTGATTA